TCCTTTTCAGATTTTTTTCTTTTGTATTCTAAAGATGGAAAAACCATAATGAAAAACGCTGAATTAACATCTAAAGAATACAATAGAAAAAAATCTGATAAGGAATTAAATGAAAACTAACATAGTATGTAGATTACAAGTAGAGGGTATTCATAATTGGTCTGAAGCAAGTAAGTTTGAACCAACGATGAAATATCTTGAATATCCACATAGACATATGTTTCACATTGAAGTCAAGAAAGAAGTTTTTCATGATGACAGAGACGTGGAGTTTATTGTGTTTAAAAGAAAAATAAAAAAGTATCTTGAGAAAAAATATTACTCACCAGAATATGATTGTTGTGATTTTGGTGGACAATCTTGTGAGATGTTAGCTCACGAATTATATACAGAATTTGATTTGTGTCATTGTTCAGTATTTGAAGATAATGAAAATGGAGCAGAAGTCTATGAGTAAAAAAGTTTATATAAGTTGGGAAGGATATGATAGTTATATTGATTCCATAACAAATTGGGTAAAAACGAGTGATTTAAATTTGGGAGCTGTATATGGATTGCCTCGTGGTGGCTTACCCATAGCAGTATCTTTATCTCACAGGTTACATTTACCATTATTAATGGATTACTACGATAGAAAAATCGTAACTGATAAAAAGATATTGGTGGTGGATGATATAGCTGACACAGGCCATACTTTGAAAGATTTTGAAAACAAACACAATATAATTTGTACATTTCATTATCATGAACAATCAATAATAGAACCAGATTATTGGATACATAAAAAAGATGATGATTGGATTGTATATCCGTGGGAACTCAATGATAGTGATGAAATACAGGATTATTTAAAATGAAAATAATTTATTTACCATTAGAACATATAGAATCAAGATACACAACAGCTCTCGATAGAGACATTGTAAATTATCTTGACAACAATAACATTGATTATGTAAGAATTTATCCTGATATTCCAACTCCTACACAAATGAAAGCTGGTAGTTTTTTAGATGCTGAGTTCACAATACGATTCAAAGCAGAACAAATAGCTGAAGTAGCTAGATTATATCGTGAGGATGAAATAAACTCAGGTGATATCGTTTGGTCATCTGATTTATGGCATCCAGGTTTACCCGAAAGTATAGCCTATATGAATTACTTTGCCAACAAAGATGTCAAGTTAAGAGGATTGATTCATGCTGGTTCATTCACCGATACAGATTTTGTTCGTGATATGGAAAGGTGGGCTAAAAACTTTGAAGATATTTTATTTGACGTTAGTGATAGAATTTTCTGTGGTAGTGAATTTATCAAACAAGATATTATCAAGAAAAGAATAATTCAACCTGATAAATTACAAGTAACAGGTTTTCCATTAGACTTGAAAAACTTAGACAAGTATAGAATGAAACACAAAAAAGAAAACATAGTTTTATTTAGTGCCAGAAATGTTGATGAAAAACAGCCTTGGTTGTTTCAACAAATGAAAGATAGATTAGAATCCAAAACACAATGTCAATTTATAAACACTCAAGAGTTGGATTTAAATAAAGATGAGTTTTACAAACTAATATCTAAGTCCAAGATTATGGTGAGTTTTGCTCTACAAGAAAATTTTGGTTTTAGTATGTTGGAGGCCAAATACTTGGGTTGTAAAGTAGTTGTACCAAATAGATTGGTATATCCTGAGTTATATCATTCGGATGATTTATATAATACATTTGATGAGGCATGTAGTATGGTTGAGGATAAATTAGAAAATTGGGATAGTGAATTAGGTTATTTTGATGAGGATGATAGTATGACATTTCATGATTGTTTTGAAAAATGGTTTAGGAGATAAAATGGGTAAGATAGGTAATTTCAGATACTTTCCATCATTTTCTGTTGGTGGGTTTGGTGACCAACTGAGAAAAGATTTTAAATTTAAGAGTGGATTTAGTTGTAGATTCTATTCAAAAGAATTTCCAAGTAAATACAGACATACAGATTTCTTAATATCAGCTGGTCACTTTATAAAAAATAATACAGACCTTTACGATTTACATGGTTTCACTAAAGATAATTTAGTAATGGGTGATTCAGGTGGGTTTCAGATTGCCTCAGGTGCTCTCAAGTGGGACAAAAAATTATTACCTAAATCTTTTAAGTGGTTGGAACACAATTCAGACATATCTATGAACTTGGATATCCCACCTCGATTAAAATATGAGGGAAAGTTCCAAGAGTGTTTGGATATAAGTATAGAAAATTTTAAATACTTCGCTGATAATCAAAGTGGTAAAACAGAATTTCTAAATGTTATACAAGGTAATAACCGAGAAGAATATAAAAAGTGGTATGATGAAGTCAAACACTTTCCATTTCAAGGTTGGGCCATCGGTGGAGCCTCTGGTAATCCATATAGGTTCACAAGTGGTTTATGTGCTTTGTTGATGGGTAAAGAACACCTTGACGATACTAAAAAGACATTACACGTTTTGGGAACATCAAGGATTACAGATTTGTATTTGTTAATACAATTACAAAAGTCATTAGAGGAAGTGGGTTCTAAAATAATGGTAACTACTGATAGTTCTTCACCTGATAGAGCTGTGGTATTTGGTACATACTATTCTGGTTATAGTATGAAGAGAGCTTCTTGGGAAGGTATTGGGTTTCCAAATGTAGCTAACCACGAAGATTTAGTCAAAGATTTTGTCAATCTTAAAAATCCATCATTTCCAATTATAAATGAGTTTGATGTTGAATTATCGAAACACGTTGACTTTACTGATATAGAAGATGGGCGAGCTTACACAACAGGCATGAGACTACATAATTTTTATTTCTTCAAAGATGTAATTGACAGAATAGAATCGATAGTTTATGCTCATGATTTTATCCTTGAACAAACTGTCTCGAAAGACTTGTACAATATGTTACACTCGATTGATGAAATGGTAAAGAGTGACAATCCAAATATGGTATTTGAAAAATATAGTCACCTTTATACAAAATTAAGTAATACAAAAAGACAATCACAAATAAAAACACATTCATTTTTTTAATAGGAGAAAATAGAAATGATACAATTTACACCTGAACAAATACAAGATAATTGGAATGAGTTGATAAAACTTATCGAGGATACTTTTGATGGTGAAAGAAAAGACAAATTATTAGAAATGTACAAACATTTTGAAGATAGGATGTGTGTGGCTCCAGCCTCAGGTACAGAACACTTTCACTTATGTACACCTGGTGGTTATGTAAAACACATATTAAACATCGTTCATTACAGTAAAGAGTTTTACAAGGTATGGAAAGACAATGGAGCTATGGTTGATGACTATACTGAAGAAGAACTTGTATTCGCGGCTCTTCATCATGATTTAGGAAAAGTTGGAGATTTGGAAGATGATTATTACATACCAAATGACTCTGAATGGCATATCAAGAATCAAGGTAAGTATTATGTTAATAATCCTGAATTACAATTTATGACTCCACCAGATAGAGGTATTTGGTTACTGAATCAATTCGGTATAAAAATGACAATGATGGAGATGATTGGAATAAAACTTACAGATGGTATGTATGATGATGGTAATATACAATATCTGAAAGCATATGCTCCTGAGAAAAAATTAAAATCAAATATGCCTCTTATACTACATCAAGCAGATATGGCCACCACACGAATCGAATACGAAGATTGGATAAGAGCTAATAAAAAAGAAGAAATAAAAGTTCAAGGTAGAGTTGAGAACATTAAGAAAGCTGTAACGATGGAAGAGACTTCAGAACAATTGACACAAAAATCAAAAGACTTATTCAACGAGTTATTTGGTGAATAAAATAAATCAAATATTGAATTATGCTACAATGAATGATTACAAACAAGTAATGGATGTATTTAAATTACACAAATCATACTTTCCACACATTCGTGGAGATAAAGTAAAAAGAATGATTGAGAGTAAAAATATAGTATGGGAAAATGGTGTGTTAATAACTTGGAATCATTACAAAAGAAAACAAAAAGTTGGAGACTACCAAGCTCAAAAAGGTGATTGTATTTTACATCAGATAGCGGCTGCCAAACAAGGAGATGGCAGTGCTAAAAAAGTATTTGAGAAATTTATTTGGGATGGTAATAAATACAGAGATGTGATTCTTTCAGTTAGAAGTGAAAATCATAGAGCAAGAAGTTTTTATGAAAAATATAATTTCAAAGTTGTTAGTGACATTGAGTGGGGAACAAAACAAAAAATAAAAGGAAAAGTTTATTTATTAGAACAAAAAATATTAGGAATTAAAAAATGGTTATAGAAATAATATTGGGATTGATTGTTATCACAGAGGGTTATGTAATTTGGAACTTAATGAAAAAAACAGAATTATTAGAGACATGGGTGGAGAATTTTACAAATACAATACAATCAGTAACACAAGATTTAGATGTTATAGATGCGAAAGGTAGTTTTGAATCGGATGACGAAACAGGAGCAATCTTTAAACAAATAAAACAAACAGTAAAACAATTAGAAAGTTATATAGGAGAAGAACAATAATGAACACAACTAAAGTATCAGGTTCAAGTAAACCAAAACCAATGATGAAAAGAAAACGAAAGAAGAAAAGTAAGATTTATTTTGGAACACCTGTTCAAAATGCAATCATAAGATATAATGATAATGTAGATAAACCAAGTGTTCAAAATAAAATTTATAAAGAACATATACAATTTGCTTTTAATAAATTAGCTGAAAATCTAATTCACACTTTTAAGTTTTATTATTTTGATTATCCAATTGAAGAGGTCAAACATGAGGTGGTTGCTTTCTTAGTTATGCAGATGCCTAAATACAAACCAGATAAAGGTCGTGCCTTTTCATATTTTTCTGTTGTTGGTAAAAATTGGTTAATACTTCACAACAATAATAATTATAAAAAGATGAAGATACATGACCAATTAGATGTATTGGATTACAAAAGAAATCTTACCTCTGAAGCTTCTTTAAGTGAGGCTGACGAATTCAATATGGAGTTTGTTGAACAGATGTTAGATTATTGGGATAACAATATTACAAATATCTTTCGTAGACAAAAAGATATACTTGTTGCTGATTCTGTTTTAGAATTATTTCGTAGACGAAGAAATATAGAAAACTTTAATAAGAAGGCTTTGTATATTATGATTCGTGAAATGACTGGTTCTAATACTCAACATATTACACGAGTGGTAAATCAAATGAAAAATTATTATTTCAATATGATGAATGAGTTTTCCACAAATGGTAAAATAGATACTTCTAATACAGGTTCTATTTTTTAAATAATTGAGTGTTCTTTAATGGTACTCGAGCGCCGTCCGCTAGAAAGTGCGGACTCCATATCGAAATTGGGTGTGGGATAAGTTAAAGGCACTCTAATGGGGCTGTAGTTCAGTTGGGAGAACGCCTCCCTTGCACGGAGGAAGTCGCAGGTTCGAGTCCTGTCAGCTCCACAAATAAAAAGGGGAAAATCAATTAAGACTTTCCCCTTTTGTGGTTTAATAGTGTAGGACTATTAAACTATTCCGTACCTACTTACGAAATAAACCCACCAACACCAATAAGGCGACGAGTCCAGCGAAACCAGATTCGCCAAACTTATTTATGATTGATGTCAGGTTACCAATAACGTTGACACCAAAGATACCACTTCCAAAGATTACTTCAGAAACAGCACCTATGGCTACAAAAGACATTAATAGATGAGCTAAATCATCTACATAGCCTTTTACCATTGTTATTATTTCCTTCATGGTTATCTCCCGTTAGTTAGAAATATAAGGGTAAAAACCCTTATTAATAACTATGTATGTAACAAAATAATAAATTTCAATATATATTTATATATTATCATTTTTGGGTTATATACTATTTATATATGAATAGAAACATTTTAGGTAAATCATGAGCATAGATTACGAAATCTTTGAAGGTAAATCATTATCGTCACTCTTTGAAGATATTTATAAAAATACAGAATATAATAGAAAACAACTTGATGTATTAACAAAAGAACTTGTACAGTTTATAAAAGATGGTGATACAGCTGTACAGATAGTTCCGATGATAAAAGAGTATTTAGAAATAAATGTAAAAAATGACGACCAACTTGTTAAGATGGCTGGTATTGTTCAAAGACTTATTTCTGCAGAAAGTAAAGCTGGATCTGAAGATGAGTATGGTTTATCAGATGATGAGAAACAACAATTACTTTCTGGTATTGAAACTACTATAAAAGATATACAAATAGAATCAGATAATATACATAATAAAATAGAATCAGTTAAAGAAGGAAATTAAATGGCTTGGAGACGCAAAAGAAGTGTAGATACAAGTACATCTATACCGCTAAATCGTTTAGCTACACCATCTCAAATAAGTTCTTACATTAAACAAATTGTTAATGCATCTCAATATGATTATAATGAAACAGAGTCATTTGAAGTTACCGAAGTAATTATGAATGATAGTCAAAATCATGGAGCTGTATTAGGTACTTTTATTAATAATCCTAGTCAAGAAATATTAGGTGGATTAGTTTTACCATTAATGCCTAATATTTCACATATACCATTAATAGGTGAACACGTTGTTGTGGTAGAATATAATGGACAACATTATTATACTTCTATAATAAACAGAAAAAATTCAATTAATGAAAATTCTATTCCTGGTACTGTTACTTATACACCAAATACTAAATATGGTAAAACATTTAAAAGAAAAGACATAAGAAGAGTTCATGTGTGTGAGGGTGAAATTGTTCATGAAGGTAGATTTGGTCATTCAATAAAACTTGGATGTAACCACGAAGATAATTCACCAAATATAAAAATACGGGTTGGACAACAAACACCACCAGAAAAAAAAGGTGCTCTAGTAAGAGAAAGTATAGAAAGAGATGGTTCATCTATTTATTTATTAGAGAATGGTTTACCATGGAATTCTCAAACAGACGAAGAAAAGTTTGATGATGAACAAATAACAGGTAAAAAAATACTAATAAAATCTGACGGTATATTTATTAGTGGAAGAGATAATATAAAACTTAGGTGTGTAAATAACATAAAAATTACAGCTCCTAATTTTGATATAAATGAAGATGAAATTAAATTAGGTAGTATAGAAAAAACAGAATTACAACCGATAGTTAGAGGTGATGATTTGAAAAAACTTTTAAATGATTTAATATCAGATTTAGAAATGGCGTTTCAATCCGCTATGGGTGGTATAGCACCAGCAGCACCAACAGGTGGTGGAGCGGCAATACCAATTTATAAATCAAGTATTTTAAAAGCTAAAAGTACAATAGCACGAAGTAGAATGTTAAGTACTAAAGTAAAAACAACATAGGAGTTATTATGACTAAAAAAGAACTAATGAAAATAATTACAGAAGTAGTTCGTAAAGAAGTGAAAAAAGAAGTAGAAAAGATATTTATTAAAGAAGAATCTTCAAATAAATTATCTGATGTTATACCAGAGGTTTCAGAGCCAAAAGAAAAAGTTCAATATACTAAAAATAAAAGTTTAAATGAAGTTTTAAATGAAACAGTTGGACTTGCTAAATCTGAAAAACAATCTGGAGAATATCCAACTTTGGGTGGTGGAGCGTTTGACAGTTCAAGAATGGCTGAGTTAATGGGGTATGGAAAATCAGAAGAAGTTCAGAGAGATATGGTAGCAGTAGATACTTTAAAGAAAGCTGGTAAATCGGTGAATGATGTTCCAGAACATGTAACCAATGCTTTAACAAGAGATTATAGTGGTTTAATGAAAGCTATTAATAAAAAACAGGGAGCATAATAAATGCCTGAAAGTGCAAAGGAAATAGATTTAGATCCAAGAAGATATGTAGGATTACAATTACCATTATCAGCTGATAATGTTAATAATTTTGCATTAACAAAAAATTCTACACAAGCAGCTGAACACAATTTAAAAAATTTGTTATTAACACAAATTGGTGAAAGACTTGCACAACCAAATTTTGGTTCTAGATTAAAAGAACTTTGTTTTGAACAAAATGATAATGATTTACCAGAAAAAATAGATATTGAGATTAAAAGGTCGGTTAAAGAATGGCTTCCTTATATTAATATAATCGCGACAACCGCATTAACAGCAGAAGGTGATGAAAATAAAATTTATGTTAAAATTAAATTTAGTACAACATTAAGTGGTAATGCATTTCAAGTGATGACTTTAAATGTAACTTAAATAATTAGTAGGAATTTATAATGGCTCGTACAACAGTAAAAAAAGATGTAGTAAAAACAGTAAATTATCTTAATAAAGATTTTAATGACTTTAGAAGTAATTTAATTGAATTTTCTAAACAATATTTTCCTAATACATATAATGACTTTAATGAAGCATCACCTGGTATGATGTTTATAGAAATGGCAGCATATGTAGGTGATGTACTATCTTATTATATAGATTCTCAATTTAAAGAATCATTATTAGCTTATGCTGAAGAAAAAAAGAATGTTTATGATATAGCACAGTCATTTGGATATACACCAAGAGTTACTTCTGCAGCTGATGTTGTTTTGGATGTATTTCAGGTTATTCCAGCTCTGAATGATAAACCAGATTATAGATATGCATTAACTGTAGATGGTGGTAGTACTATACAAGCATCAACTAATGGAACAACATTCAGAACATTAGAAGATGTAAATTTTAAATTCTCAAGTTCATTTGATAAAAGAGAAGTATCTATATTTGAAACTGATGGTGGAACTCCAACAAAATTTTTATTAAAGAAAAAAGTTAAAGCACAGAGTGGTACAATAGTAACAGAATATCATGATTTTGGTTCTGCAGAAAAATATTCTCAAATAAAATTAAATAATCCAGATGTTATAGAAATAATATCTGTAACCGATAGTGATGCTAACAAATGGTATGAAGTAGATTCTTTAGCTAGAGATACAGTATTTGAAGATATGGAAAATAATTCAACTAATGATCCAACATCTGTTATAGATAAACAAACAGCTCCATATATTTTAAAATTAAAAAAGACATCTCGTAGATTCACTACTTATATAGATGACAAAGATCAAGTTATATTAAGATTTGGAGCGGGAATATCGGATAATCCAGATGAAGAAGTTATTCCAAATCCATCTAGCGTTGGTTCGAGTTTACCAGGTAGTCCAACTTATTTAACTACACCATTTGATCCAAGTAATTTTCTTAAAACAAGAACATTTGGATTAGCACCATCTAATACAACACTTACTATAAAATATGCTTATGGTGGTGGGTTAGATGATAATGTAAATTCTGGAGATATAACTGATATAACAAGTATTAGTTATACAATACAAGATAGTTTATTATCATCTACTTTAGTTCAAGATGCAAAAGATTCTGTTTCATTTACTAATTCATCGCCTGCAAAGGGGGGTTCTGCTGGACAAACTGTTAGGGAAGTTCGTGAAAGTGCTTTAGCACACTTTCAAGCACAACAAAGAAATGTAACTAAAGAAGATTATATTGTTAGAGCATATTCATTACCAGCAAAATATGGTTCTGTTGCAAAAGTTCATTTTGTACAAGATGATCAATTAAATCAATCTGAAGATGTTGCTAATTTAGAAAGAACTATAACTGAAGATGATATTGGTAGTACGGTATTATCTTTACAAGCTGGTAGGATACCAAATCCATTAGCAATGAATATGTATACACTTGGATACGATTCTTCAAAAAAACTTGCAGCAATAAGTCAAACAGTTAAACAAAATTTAAAAACTTATTTATCACAATATAGAATGGTTACTGATGCAATTAATATTAAAGATGCTTATATAATAAACATAGGTGTAACATTTGGTATATTAACAAAAGTTGGATTTAATAAACAAGACATTCTTTTAAGGTGTGTTTCTACTGTACAGGATTTCTTTAATATAGATAGGTGGCAAATTGGCCAACCCATTGTTTTAGGTGACATAGCATACGAATTATCTTTGGTAGATGGTGTAGCTACTGTTGTTCCGCCAAAAGACAATAATCCTGATAATTTACCAATTTTAATAGAAAATAAATATCAGGCGAGTGAGGGGTATTCTGGTAATTTTTATGATATTAAAAGTGCTATGAAAGATGGAGTATTATATCCATCATTAGATCCAAGTATATTTGAAGTTAAATATCCTAATGCTGATATCCAAGGTAAAGTACTTGGTGATAATTTAGGTGTAGTGGAGTAAATAAATGCATTATTTTACATTTGCGGAGAAAGATACAACTTTATATCAAAATACTTCTAGTTTAAATGCTGGTTTAGATGAGATATTAGAAGTTAGAAAAGACATTACTAGTACTGGTGCTTCAGTAAATGTCAGTCGTGCACTAATAAGATTTGATTTAAGTCAAATATCATCATCGATGGTTAGGCGTACAATAAAAAGTCCAAGATTTTATTTAAATTTATATGATGCTAATCCAAGTTCATTAGCAACTTCACAAAGTTTATATGCATATCCCGTAAGTGGTTCTTGGGTTATGGGTGATGGTCGTTCATATGATAATCCTATTACTACAGAAGGAGCAAGTTGGAAGTATAAAGATGGATTAATAAATGGTACATTGTGGCCTGGAACAGTTAGTTCTTCAGGTGGACAATGGTATGATGGTGATGGATATGTAGCTTCATCTTCATTAACACATAAAACTTCTGATGTTAGGATGGAAGTTACTGATATTGTTAATAAGTGGTTAGCTTTAACTATGCCCAATGAAGGGTTTATGATAAAAAGAAGTGGTAGTGTTGGTAATTTAGATAGTGGTAGTGATGAAGGTGATACAACAAGATTTGGTAATTTATCATTTTTCTCAACAGATACACATACTAAATACCCACCTACTTTAGAAACAGTTTGGAATGATTCTAAATGGGCAACTGGTTCATTATCACCAATAACTGGTTCTGATTTAGAAGATTCGGTTGTTTATATGAAAGGATTAAGACCCGAATATAAAGAGAAATCAAAAGTAAGATTTAGATTAGTTTGTAGAGAAAGATTTCCTGCTAAAACATATTCAACTACACCCTCAAATTTAACAGTAAAAACATTACCAAGTGCTTCTTCATACTATTCTATTATGGATGCAGAAACATCTGAAGTAGTTGTTCCATATGGTAGCGGTTCACTTTTAAGTTGTGATGGAAATGGTAATTACTTTAATCTTTGGTTAGATGGTTATCAACCAGAAAGATATTATAAAATAGAATATAGAGTTCAAAGTGGTAGTGGAACTGTAGATGAAATAGATCAATATTTTGACGAGGGATTTACATTTAAGGTAACTTTATAATGCCGTACACATCAGAAGAATTAAGAGGTGTTGATTTTTATGCGGAATTTTTAGATAAGAAAGAAAGAGCTTATTTAGAAAGATTAACTAAAAGTGCGTATCAAGGATTTACAAAGGATAATGGAACACTAGTTTCATTTCAAGCTTTAGAAGATAGTTCATTAGGATTTGAAGATGCAAATTTAAATTCTGCAGGAGTATATAGTACATTCGTTTCTGCTCTTTCTGATGCGGGAGGACATAGATTATTAAATATTTTAAATGAAGAATATAATGCTTATATGGAATCATTAACTGATACACCTGGAGCATCAGCAGAATCTATTGGTCAAGCTTATCAATCTGGACAAACACCAACATTATATCAGACATCTGATGTTCCAACATACATAAGAGAATTAGCTCAAGGTAAAGCATATAATGCAAAATTACCTAAGAATGTTAAAACAAGTACTTTAGAAGCTGTTGTAGATAGGCAGATATCGGAATTATCTGAAGATAAATTTGCAGATAATTTACCAGAAAATGTATTAAATGGAGATGTTGTACAATTAGATGATTCTGATGATTATAGGCGTTGGTTAATAGATAATAATCAGAAACATATTTTTCCGAGTGAAGATTTATTTTATGGTCTTGGTTACGATTATACACAACTAAAAACTGTAACAGATGAAGAATTAAATACTATACCAGATGGGGAGCCAGTAGAATAATGCCTAGATTAAATGAAAAAGATGCGGAACTTGTATTAAGTGGAGAAAAAGTAGATCTTTCATCAAATGAATATGCCTATATCGGTGGAGAATTTTTATCAGATCCAGAAGATTATATTGAAGTTTTAATTTATGATCTTAATGAAAATTTTTTAGAAAGTAGTATAGTAGATGAACAAGATTATTTGTATAATGCGGATGAGGGTATAAAATTAAAAACAGGAACTATACTTAGAAAAATGGGTTATGACAGAGGAAATTTTGTTGTAAAATATAATTTTTTTAGAAAGGTAGCTGGTTCATATGAAAATATATTAGTTAATAAGTTTGGTCAGATACATACAGATGAATATGATACTAGTCTTGTTAATACAACTGGACAAATATTTGATTATGAAACTCCCCCAAATCAATTAATGTTAAAAGAAAATAAATATTTTATACATCAAATATCTGATTCAAGAAAAGAAATTAGATTAATACCACAAAGTATAAGTGATACTAAGTATACAACTGATTTTTATGATATACAAAGAACTGTTAAAAGAGAATTTTCTAATGGAACTGCTATACAATTTCTTAATGTAACAAATGATAGTAAAGACTTACAAGTAGATAATGCATTTACAGTTGAAAAAAAAATGGAAGGTGGTTTCATATCAATACCACAAGCTTTTATTACAAGCTATACACCACCACCTCCTGTCTATAGTCAAGGTTCACCTGCTGAAACTTTTGAGGTAATAGGTGAAACTATGGTAGCTAGTTTTTTTGCTGAAACAGTAGTTGGTTCAAGTTATAAACAATATGATACATCTTTATCAACATTTTTTAATAGATTTTCAGAATTTGATACTGTAGAAACTGCTACGAATGGAGTTCCAAGTACTACAAGTGGTCTTTCTTGGCAAAATGGTGGTTCTACAATAAAAATGATAACTAAAGCAGATTATATTGATTTTAAACCGCCAAATATGAAAACTTATAAAGATAAACCAGGAGAAGTTGTTCTTACAAGTAATAGTGTTTTACCAGGAGATGTAGAAAATCAAGAACCTATAGCAACAACATATGAGTGGTTGATGTGGGGATGGGATCATGATACGTCTAAAAATTGGTTGGGACAAGTTTCACACCATTACAGAGAGTTAGATGAAGGTAATGATTTTGAAATACTAAGTGAACTGGATGAATATGATGATGATGGTAATGTTTTAAGAATTTGGGCACAAAAAGATGCTTCAAATCCTTATAAAGCTATAACTCGCGATTCACAATCAGGGTGTTCTTTAAAACTATTAATTAAAGCTGGAGATATACGTTTGGGAGTTATGTTAACAATTTCTAATACTCTTGGTACAAAAACTATAAATTATCCTTGTGTTATAAGATCACATTGGACTGAGTCAGCTTAAAATGCCACAGATACCACCATATCAAAATTTTGAAAATATATCTGATTCCCTAGGACTATATGAAGCTATATTTACTGATTTTATTTCTTTTAAATTATCTAGTGATTTTATTGGCCTGCAGGCAAACAATGGGGGGACGGGATATAAAAATTGGACTTTTACTTCTTGCTATTGGACAGTTAGTGATAGTACTGGTACTGTATTATACACAACAACAGCTGACGGTGAACAAGCTACTGATTTAGTTTTTTCAGGTCGTATGAATGAAATACTTGGAATTGAAGATATTGAATCTGATATTGTTTATAGAATTAAACCATACCCTACAATAGATGTAGATTATGAACCAACTTTCTATGATGATTTTCCAGAAATAGCTATTGTTTTTACACCACCTGTCGTTGTTGGTACTGATGCTGATGGTAATCCTATTTTTGGGGATTCAAGAGGAAAACCTAACTATGCTTCATTTGTAGCTTCAATTGAAAGTATTGAATTAGATGCAAATGGTCAAGGATTAGTAAAAGTTAATCAAACTTGGGATGAATTTAAAGATGAACTTGAAAAAATACATCCAAAGCTTGAAGAAAATATGACTTCCGATAATCGATTTGCTAATTGGTCTATATCATATAAATCAAATGATAAACGAAATTTAAATACCTACATACACCATGGTGATGATAAATTACAATTAATTACTAATATAAAAACTGATAATGTAACTTTTACCGATCCACCATATTCTGCTATACTAAAATTATATGATCCAGTTCCAGAAGATATAAATGAAAAAGATAATGTTTATATTGTAAGGGAAATGTTACCACAATATACACAAAAAGTTGAATTAGTTCCTTTTGATCAAGAAGAAGATGTATTAGTATTAAAAATACCTGATACACCAGCAGATGCATCTCCTATAACAAAAAGAGAAACGGAATTAAAAAGTTACAATGATTTAGTTACTTCAGATTCAAAACTTAAAAACGAAATAGTAGATAAATATTTAAGTGGTAGTGAACATCCAGTTGAATTAAGTATTGAATATTCTCAATATGAAAACTATATTAATTTTTCTTCTGCAGAAAAAAGATTGGAAAATTTTAAATCTAAAATTGAAAAAATTGAACAATATACATCAAAAAGTTCTTCTTATGCTGCAACAACAGGCGGTAAATCAGATGCAGAAGATTATGTTAATAGAATTAGAGATATTAAAAATAATTTTGATGGCTATGAAAATTATTTATATAATAAAAATTCAACTTATTTATCTAGTTCAATGGGAGAATTTCATAATGCTTCTTGGCCTAAAGATGGTAGTGGAACTTATGCAGATCCTTATGTTCCTGTAAGTTCTTCACATTCTGATTTTACATCTTGGTATGGTTCTGTAAATAGTAAAACTGGACAAATATACAGTGCCTCATTATATGATATAAATAATAAGAATAGATTGGTTAATCTCTTACCATCACATATTACAGATGATGATGAAAATAATCAATTTTTAGATTTGATGGATATGATTGGTCAACAATTTGATGAACTTTGGTCATATACAAAAGCTCTTTCAGAGATTACTGATAGACAATCTGATTTAGATGAAGGGTTTTCAAAAGATTTGGTTTTTAACCTAGCAAAATCTTTAGGTTGGGATGTACAAGATGGTAAAGATTTATTAGATTTAAGTCAAGCGGGATTTGGTCAGAAACTAGAAGGAGATGGTTATACATTATATACATCAGGCTCTTCTGAATCTCCAGTTGAAGGTGATGTTTCTAAAGAAATTACAAAAAGACTTATTGCAAGTATGCCATATTTACTTAAAGCAAAAGGTACTGTTGGCTCACTAAAAGGTTTATTAAATTGTTTTGGAATACCATCTACTATATTAAGAGTAAGAGAATATGGTGGATTACAAGAACCTAAACAACGAGATGCTTTTGAAATTTCAAGAAAGTTTACTAAAGCTTTAGGATTTAGAGGCGCACAATATGTATCTAGTAGTTGGTCAAATGATACTACATCTGGTAGAAAACCTGAAACTGTTGAATTAAGATTTAGATCTGTTAATAGTTCAGATCAAGTTCTTATACAAAAAGATAATGATTGGGCTATAAAGTTAAAAGATAATGGTTCGTCTGATAATTATGGAACTGTAGCTTTTATGTTATCGGGTTCAGATGGTTATAAAACTGTAAGTTCATCTTTACTACCAGTATTTGATGGTGATTATTATTCTTTGATGTTACAGAAAAATAAAATTGAAACCGAATTGTTTTCATATCCATCATTTGATACAACAACTTTATTTAATCCACCATTTGTAACCCAATCATTTTCAGATAATGCTGTTAATGGGGTAGTAGAAATAGTAAGTGGTTCAGATGTAGCTCGTACTGGAACTAAAAGTTTAAGACATATTAATACATCTAATACTCAAACATCCCATACATTATTTTTCAAAAATCCAGAGTCTACTTATGGATCTTCTGCTGCTTCAGTTACATCTGCTACTTTGGGTGAAACTTTCACCTTTTCTGCTTATGCAAAAGTATCTGCTAGCGTCGTAGATTCAGTAGGTCGTTTAAAAATATATGAATTAGATTCAAGTGAAGAGCTGATAAATGTAGATGAAGATCCCGAAAAAAATAGTACATCCCTTACTAGTATTGGTGGTGTAAAAACATCACCTACTGTTGGTTTGGATGAAAGTGAATGGAGACAAATATCTGTAACTAAAACTATAAGATATCCGAATACAGCAAAATTAGGAATAGTGTTTGAAAATGTTAAACCAAATACTACTATTTATTGGGATGATGTTTCTTTGAGAAAAGGACCAGCAAATACAGATAGTATTTCTGATGCATTTAGTTATGATTTATTTGTAAAGAAATATGAAGCTGGATTAGATAGGATAATTTATTCTGGAAGAACGTCCATGGTAATTACTGGTTCTAATACTGTCACACAGTCTTATAATGCAGCATGGACTGGTAGTGGTGCCTTATCTATAGGTGGTAATTCAGGATCTCCATTTGGTAGTCAATTAACTGGTTCATTAATGGAATTCAGATTATGGAACGAACCATTAAAAGAACAATATTTTGATATTCATGTTGAAAATCCAAAATCTTTTGTTGGTAATAATCCATCCTCATCTTATTATTCGTTGATAAGAAGATATTCATTTGATGATGATACTACATTAAGTGGTGGTTCAACTATAAGAGATGTAAGTGCGAATCAAACTGATACTGTAAATGGAGCTGCAGTAAATTTTGGTGGTAATAATACTTTTGAAAGTGTTGAAGATAAAACAAAAACTATGGTGCCTAATTATGGTCCTAATAGAAGAAGTTCAACTAAAATAAGAATAGAGAATAATGCATTAAGTGGTAGTGGTACTAATTTAAGTATCAATGAAAGGTGGGATGTAAGTTCAAATGA